CCCTTGAGACAGCACCGCGGCACCAGCAGTGTCCTTGCCTACACCGCCAAGCCTGTATGCGGTGTGGACCACAATGCCGAGGTGACCATTCTCGTGAAGTTCCCACGACGTAGCGAACTCTGCACCGTGCTTTGTCTTCATCAAATTCTGAAGACCCGCCAAGCACGTCATATCCTGGTCAGCACGGTACGTCCTATCACCCCAATCGAGGGTAGGATCCTCGTCCAGACGGCCATTGAACTGCGCGGCCAGGCGATCCAGGCCTATGCCTCTAGCAATAGTCGTGTATCGCTGATCCCTGAAAGTGAGCTCAGGGATATAGTTGCGCTTCAGCCACTCTTCAGCAGGCTGAAGAGTGAGCTCCATGGCCTCCTCTGACCCGTACGCGCGCTTCTCTACCCAGCCAGCCCACAACACCAGATTGTCCTCGATAGCTGCCAGGACAGCGCGCATGGGCTGAGTGCCATCCGCCCAGTTAGCAGGCCATCTATCACAGACGGGGAGACTCACAGTCACGGAATCTCCCCGCCCAATGATAGATGACAGGCTGGATTTCACAGACAGCCCTGGCAGTTCAGTTAGAGGCCTGCCGTCAAGAGCGGCAAATGAATGCCACGTGATCATTAGCCGTTCTCGATCGCTATCCAGTCGAAGTCGCAGCCCCGACCATTCTTGACGAACATCTGAAATTGTGTCGCAGTGACATTATAAGGCTTAGGTGTGTCCCAAGTGAAGTCACCTGACGCTGACCTAACCGAGGCCACAACACGAGGTGCGCTCGAGAAACGCCCAGGCGGGAACTGGATAGTGAACACTGCCGGACCAGCAGAGCTAGCAGTCACCGTACCCGACGCGATAGCAGGGATACGTGGAAGAGTCACCTGAGGAATCACCGTATCCTCACGCCACGCGCTGCCAGTCCACAGCATGACCTTGTTTGTGTCCAGCTCGAAGATGCGCTGGCCCTTCTGGAGGAACCACGTTGTGGGCCGGCTATTTGAATAGCACGGGATAGTGCCACCAACCGCGCAAGTATACTGCCTAGCATCATAAAGCGTAGGGCTACCAGTAGTAGACACAATGATTCGGGCAATAAGTAGGGCGCCAGACGGTGTAGAAGGCGTGGGGAAGCTAGCGGATGCCGTGCCCTTAATCATTTCAAACGAGGCCTGGTACTTGTTGCTGCCATCCACAGTACCGTCATAGACTTTCAGCACCAGAATATCGGTACGCGGGTATGACGTGTCCTTGGCATATAGAGGCAAGCTAACATCGTCAACGTTAGATACCCTGTAGCTACCGTTATTAGAGGCCACAGGAGTCACGATAGCCGTGCCAGAACTGACCCTGACCTGGCTGCCATTCAGGCTAGGTGTCATACCAGAGGTAACCCCCGGCCTGCACGCCAGAGGGTGAGTGTCGTGGACCATAGTAGATCCCACATCAAGCCGCCTGAATTCTGCGGCATTAATAGATACATTGCCACCAATAGGCAGCACTCCATCAAGAGCCATTATATAGTCACCTGTCTCACAATTACATCAAGATAAGCTGTGGGGGAGTACACATCCGACCTGAACCCGATAGTCAGCTCACCCCTACCAAGCTCGGGCCATTCCCTAATAGTAGGTGAAGCAGCAGATTGGCCCTGTCTAAGTGAAGTGCGGTTAGTCAAATCAATGTCTAACCACTCGTCTTGCTGTAAGGTAAAGTCCCACCGCAAGCGTCCAGCTCCACCAGGGCCAGAGAAGATCACAGACGGTATCTGCACGTACCCGTATAGCTTAAGACTAACCCGGTTGTGGTACCCAGAGCTCACCGTAACCGAACCATAATTACCCGACTCCACAAACGAGATAGGGTACTGGAACGGGAACTTAATGCCACCAGTAAGATTAGGTAGATACAGCCTATGCTTAGCTGTGTACTGGTCATCTACCTGACCATCAGGAGTCTGACCCCCACGCCACCACACAGGATCAGGAGCTATCAGAGTAGCGCCCCACTCGAATGCTGACCCGTTAGCTAGGAACGTTATATCGAGTGCACTATCCCGGGCCACATACATGGTCTTCGGGCCACGCGGTGTGTTAACAGTCAGTGGTGATGTGTTAATATCCGCGACACTTAGGAGAGTCTCCATGGCTTCCTCAGCGTCCTCTAGAGACTGTCCTACATAATACCCTTTAATGGCACCAGACTTAGCGCCGTGGAAGGCCTTAGTACGCCATACCCCGTCATAGCCCACACGCTGGCCACTCTGCGCAACGGCAGGGGCTGAGCCGAAGAGCTTGCACTCACTCACAACCCAGTCCCCGCCGTTAATCACATGGCCATTCCATGTGACTTCTTTCACATCAATCTCCTAAGCTGCCTTGCGACTTCCTCAGCGGTAGCGTACGGGTCACTGCTATAGGCATTGACATTGACCCTACTGGCGTTACCTCCAGCATTAGCCCCCGCATAAGCAGGCTGAACGCCATTCAGACTAGGCTGGAAATTCGACTGGAAATCGCCCATAACACTCTTAGCGGAATCCAACAGGTAAGGTTGCTCATCCTTAAGGCTATCCGCGAAGTCACGGATGATAGCCTTACCTGAATGAGTTACGTAGCCCTTACCAGAGAACGGGCCCCACTTAGCAGGAGAGAAAGGCCACAGACCACGCAACCAATCCATGCCCTGCTTAACCCAGCCGACTAGCGTATTCCACGCTCCTTGGATACCCCGCAAGAAGCCATCCACGAGAGCTCCACCGGACCTAACCAGCAAGCTACCTAGGTCACCTAGCGCACCCAGGATCTTACCTGGAAGACTCCCGACGAACCCGATAGCCCTACCGCCTAAGTCTGAGGTAGCCCTAAGGAATCCGTTCCATGCGTTGGACGCTGTAGAGGCCAAACTGGAGGCTAGTGAAGATATGCCCCCTATAATCTTACCTGGAAGCTGCCTGCACCACTCAATGATTTCTGCGCCCTTACGGACCATACCATTAAGGAACCCACCGAACCAGTCGGCAGCTCGATCAACAAGCTGATTTAGCCCAGAGAGCCACTCCATAATCTTGCCAGGCAGCGAGGCTACCCACTCCCCCACAGAAGCTATCCATCCAGGTATATACCCCAGGAACTGCACAAACCCCTCAATGAGGTTAGCGTTGATACCCATAGAGAAAGCGAGAATCTCTAGACCAATCTGGCCTAAGGCAGCCAGGCCGTCAAGGATCATCTGAGGTAGGCCAGCGAAGAATTCGGAAATCTGCTGCCCAGCCCCGGCTAGACCTTCCATAAACCACTGGCCAATACCCGTAGCGAACTCCGTCAGGCCCCTGACGAAGTCTTCCCACAGGTGCCCAGCTCCTTCCACAGTAGCGTTCCACACACCACCGATGAAATCAGATACAGCCTGCCAGTTAGCAATCAGGAGGACAAGTCCGGCAGCAAGAGCCGCTATACCAACCACAATCCACGTGATAGGGCTGGCAAGAAGAGCTGCCGTAGACGCCCAGATACCTGCCACCCACGTAACGAAGGCAGGGATCAAGATACCAGCAATAGCCGCGCCCAGAGCTCCAAACGCCCAAGTGTTCTCTTTCAGCCAGTTACCTATATCCTGGAGAGTAGGCGCCATAGCTGACAAGACATCAGCCAGAGTGCTGAACACCGCAGACCCTAAAGGCTCCAAGGCGAGCTGTGCGTTATTCTGAACTATCTGCCACTTCTCAGCGAAATCAGAAGTCTCACCGGCCACACCAAGAATAGTGTCATCAGTAGCGCCGATGGACTTCATCATGTCCTCAGCGCCGATCTTGCCTTGCTTCAGAGCCTCCACAAACTGGGTTGCACCTTTAGTGCCGAACAGCTTGCTAGCTAGTTTAAGCGCGGCAGCTTCATTACCTGACTGGATATAGCTACCAATCTCGCCAGTAACTCGCTTGAAGGCCTCCTTAGGCTCCTCGCCGGACTTAGCCAGCGTGGTCAAGCCCTTAGTCATGGAGGTCATAATCTGACTTGAATTCAAACCGGCTTTATCAAACGCACCGATCATAGCCGCTGTATCTTGGAACCCGAATCCAAGAGCCTTCATTGTAGGCGCAGCCTGAGCTGTCTTCTGAGCTAGATCATTGAACCCTAAACCAGTAGCCTGGCTGACCCTAAACAGATCATCCATAGCCCCAGGAATTTGCTTAGCCTCAAGACCAAAAGCGTTAAACGCGGCAGTCACCTTGCTGATATCAACGTCCTGGCCAAGCAACCGACCAGCCTCAAGAACCTGCTTAGCCACAGTCTCGAGGTCCTCGCCAGTCAAGCCCAGCCTCGTATTAAGGTCGGCTACCACAGGGGCGATCTTTGAGAACTCCGCTGGTGTAG